CTTACAACTTAATTTATTCGATGGTATCGAGAACAAGGATTTCTTAGAATACCACAAAACCAATCCCCATCTTTATGATGCATTCAAAGCAGTGGCTTTTGATGCAATGAAAATGGGCTTTAAAACCTATGGTGCCAACGGCATTTTTGAAATCATTCGGTGGAAGCGTGCTGAACGTGGTGATGGGGAGTTTAAAATCAACAACAACTTTGCTCCGCTTTTTGCTCGGGTCTTTGCAAATGAGTTTCCGCAGTACAAAGACTTCTTTAAATTCCGAAGATCAAAGTTCAGTGAGTATCTTAACTCACTTCCTATGCAAGATAAAAAGAGTCACGAACTAGTTTTTTCTTACGAAAATGCGTTGATTGTCCTGAACATCACGCCTACTGAAAGTGATTGGTGGACTACTCTGAATGTAAGTGATCCAGCTGGGCGAACTTTTTTCTTTGATGTTCACTATTGTGAAGACTACAACGAAATCTGTGTTTATCCACACAACGGCAAGCACCTGAAAGAATGCTACGTGAAAGCCATTCATACTGAAAAAATCATATGAATATAGCATATCGATTCGCTATTCCTACTTTATACTGCCGTTACCAAGGTAATGTAACACTCCCTATTCTTATCAAGTATGTTTACAATTTTGAGATATATATTCAGGAATAAGCCACATAAAGAATTTCTTGTCCTAGAGACTGCTATGATTATTTATTACAGTCTTTGGGCCATAGGTATCTATGTGATTTACAGATTAATTCTATGACTCAACTTAAGATAAGAAAAAAGAATGTTGAGGTGATCAACATTGTTTTAAGCAGTGAGCAGTACACTAAATTAAAGAAGCTGGCTGATGAGAATGGTTTTTCATCGCCAGCCAATTTAATTGATGATATAGTTCATTCCTATTTTAATAAACACCGAACACGAATCCGCAAAACTGTTGATGAATATGAGAAAGCCATTAAAATGCCAGTCCAAATCTCACAGAATAATTGGCACATGCTGACTCGTTATTCTGAATCCACCAAAATTGCAAAGGGTACCTTTATACACTTAATACTAAGAGAGATAATTAAAAAAATTCCAAAATGAAAAGAGCCGCATTTTACACACGTGTGAGCCACGACAATCAAGTCGAAGATGGTTCATCATTAGAAAATCAAAAAGATCGCATTGAGGCGTTCTGTAAACTTAATAACTATTCTATAGTATCGTCATTCTCTGACCCCGGAGTCTCTGGTCGTAAATTTGAAAACCGACCGGACTTCATGAAGATGATGAAGCTCGTTGAGAAAAAGCAAATAGATGTAATCGTAGTTTACAGCCTGTCTCGTTTCGGCAGAAATTTAAAAGATACTTTAAAATGGATTTCCTTTTTGGAAAATAAAGGAGTGTCTTTCTTTACATTAGACTTTCAAATAGATACATCAACATCCCACGGTAAATTAATGCTACAAATGATGGGTGCTTTTGCTGAGTTTGAAAGCAATCAGCGTGGAGAACTGATTTCATCAGTCATGAAGTACCTTAAAAAAGAACAAAAGGTTTACTGCGGTCCTACCCCTCTTGGATTCCACAAGAAAAATGGATTTTTAATTGTAGACAAGCAGGAAATGGAGATTGTAAAAACCATCTTCGATTGGAAAAGAACCATGCCTCACACCACAATCGCCAAGTTGTGTAATGACTCTGGTTTCCAAACTAAAAAAGGAAAGAAGTTCTACCACACCACTATTGATAAAATCGTCAACAACAACATTTATGAACAACATCTTAGAAATCTATGATGCTCGTATTGTACAGGGCATCACCAACAACAAACGAGACTATCGTTTGTATGTAAATAAAACACTTATTCAAAAGCATAGCAGTATGGCAGACGCTATAACACAACTGTCGCAACTTCAAGAACGAATCAATGAAGAAAAATACAATAAGAATATATTCAACTTCTGGTTTTGTTTTTGACATCAGTTACCAATGGGTCATGGAACACATGGGTATCGAAGACCATAGCAAAACAAAAAAAATCGAAGTAATTGAATATCTTCGTAGACTCTCTTGGTTTGAAATACTACCGGCAGTTAAACTGATAGCCGTAATTGAAGATGATTGTGCTGATACAATGAATACTTGCGTATTCGATGTTGTGGAAGATCCTTTTAATTACCCGATAACCAAAAAGAAAGCACTACAACTAAAACTAAACTCATGAATGACGACCAAATATTGCTCTACACTATTGCTGAAATTTTACTAGAAGTAAACTTATCAGAAGAAAAGAAACAACGCATCCGTGATGTGATGTGCGGTGTATACCACAGTGCACCTGAACCTAAACCCAAAACCAAAAGGTTTGAAGTACCTGCTATCTCCGATGTCAAAGCACATATGGAAACCTTACAGGTTGCCAATGCAGAAAAACACTCAGCTGAGTTTTGGCACTTCTATGAATCCAAAGGTTGGATGGTCGGAAAGAATAAAATGAAAAATTGGAAATCAGCTGCTAGCCGTTGGTGCATTGAACTTCCACGAACTTCTGGCGATACTCAAAAGAAAAGGATCGTTGTATGAGTTATGCATCAGAATTCAGTAGGTTAAATATTGATTTAAAAGGTAGGTTCTCTGGAGTTGTTAAAACTCAGTGTCCAAAATGTTCTTCCACAAGAAAGAAAGCAGGAGATCCATCCCTATCCGTCAATATCGATGAAGGTTTGTACAAATGCCACCACTGTCAGTGGAAAGGTACTGTCGTAGAACACAAGTACAATCGCCCAGAAAAAGTTGGCGATAAAGTCGATGAGAGTATTTACAAATACTTTTCAGATCGTGGGTTGAATCAATCTACGGTCGATCACTTTAATGTGACTCAGAGCATTGAAAGAATGGCTGATGGTAAACAACACAAAGTGATTAACTTTAATTATTACGATGGGTCTATTCTTGTTAATGTCAAATACAAGAGTAGAGACAAGCAGTTTAAAATGGTTCAGGGTGCAAAGAAAATTCCCTACAATTTAAACTCGATCAAAGAATCAACTCAAATTATTATATGCGAAGGTGAAGAAGAGGCTATGGTGTGGCACGAAGCCGGCTATCCATTTGCAGTCAGTTGTCCTGCTGGTGCCAATGTGGGTAACAACAACCTAGAATGGTTAGATAACACCTACAGTTTCTTTGAAAACAAAAAGATTTATTTGGCTACTGACAATGATACGCCCGGCAAAAAATTAAGAGAGGATCTCTCAAGAAGGTTTGATGCCGACAATGTTTACATCATTGAGTTTGGTGAAGTGAAAGATGCTAACGATTACTTAAAAGCATATGGAAAGGAATCTTTGATTCTTATATTTGAAAATGCAAAACCATTACCCATTCCAGAAATATCCACAGTGGATAATTACATGGATGAACTCCTCAGCATTTACGACAATGGTTACCCAGTTGGAGACTCTGTTGGTTATCCTGAGTTTGATGATCTTTTAACTTGGAAACGAGGTCAGTTCGTAGTAGTATCTGGAGTCCCCGGCTCTGGAAAATCTACATTTGTAGATCAAGTTTGCATACGCCTAGCGTTAAGAAAGAACTGGAAGTTCGCAATGTTTTCACCCGAGAATGATAATGTACTGAAAAGTATACGCATGGCAGAACAAATTGTGGGTAAACCTATGGCAGGGCATCCACAACAAAAAATGACTAAAGAGATATATGTGCGTGCCTTGAATTATATCAATCGACACTTTTCATTTTACGATACTGCTAACCTAGATGATTTTAAAATCGACAATCTCTTACGCATTGCCAAATCTTTGATTAGACAAAAGGGCGTTGATGCTATTATTCTTGATCCATTCAATTACATTGAGCAGGATTCTAACAACGACATCATGAATGAAAAGATTGGTCGCATGCTTGTAAAAATGAAAAAGTTTGCACTAACAAACAAAGTTTTAGTCTTGCTGGTTGCTCACCCTAAAAAGATGCAGAAAAATAAAAACAATGGGCAGTATGAAATACCACGTCTTTATGACATTAGTGGTTCTCACCACTTTTTTAACGTAACTGACAATGGTTTTGTAGTTCATCGTGACTTCGACACCGGCCTTGTAGATGTCTACGTTCAGAAAGTAAAACATTACTTCATGGGCAAACTGGGTTATGCAACATTTGATTTTGATCCTCAGACAGGAAGATACAAAGAACAAACACAATATTGGGAAAACGAATTAGAAAACAATGATCAAACCGAATTCTTTACTGGCCTTACTTAAGCATCTAGTAAAACAAAAAGACGACATCGACCACATAAATGTGAACCCCATTCTCATGCCAAAAATACAAGTGCTGTTTCAGCGTATTAAAGCCTATGAGGTTCGCTTCTTCAAAGACTATGTGATCATTTATATTGACACGAAACCAATCGTAATTAAAAGCTATGGCTGGATGCGTGCTCATGGATCTTACGAACCAATACTTATTGATCCAATTACCAAATCAATGTACACCCAAATGATAATTAAATACAATGAGAACGGTAGTTTATGACATAGAAATATTTCAGAACTTCTTTTCGTATACTGACATTGATGTTAAAACATTAGAGACAAATGTCTTTGTTGTTCACGAAAGCCAAAATATGATGGACAAACTATACGAGTATCTCGTGGAACCAAAATATAGAATTGGGTACAATAATGTGCATTTTGATAGGGTAGTTTGTGATTTTATCACTGACAATTACGAAAAGTGGAAAAAGATTCCAGTCCGATCCGCACTACTGAATCTTTATCAGATGACCCAGTCACTGATTAAAAGTGAGACTAGAGAGTTCTATCGAGGCAGCACAGAAATTGATTTATTCTTGTTGAACCACTACAATAACAAGAATAGATCCACATCTTTAAAAGCCTTGCAATGCAGTATCTTTTGGGAGAATGTCCAAGACATGCCCTTTGAGCATACTGCAGAGGTTACCGATGATATGATCGAAGAAATTCTTAGCTACAACATGAACGATGTGCTCAGCACAAAAAAGTTCTATGAATTAAATCTTGACAAACTATCCTTTCGGAGGGAACTTGGCAAAAAGTATAGAAAATTTATGTTGAACATGCCAGATATCGCTATCGGTGAAGAGATTTTCTTGCATGAAATCCGTAAGCAATCTGGCATTCGTAAGAATGAACTGAAAGAAAAAGTTTCTTATGATAAGACAGTGGACTTAGGTAAATGCATACTGCCCTATGTACAATTTGAAAGTGAGCCATTTAAACAACTACTTGATAAGATTAAATGGACTGTGGTATCTGATACCCAAAAATTAAAATACAATGTCAAGTACAAAGGCTTTCACTTCTTTTACGGAGTCGGTGGCATACACGGTTGCATTCCTCCCGGCATTTATGTGCGTGATGATAACTATGTTATTTTGGATTTTGATGTGAAGTCATACTATCCAAACTTAGCTATTCAAAACAATCTTTATCCCAAGCACATTCCTCGTGAGGTTTTTATTAGCACCTATAACTCAATCTTTGAAAAAAGAGTGATGGCTCAAAAGCAAAAGGACAGCACACAAGATGCAGGATTAAAACTGGCACTGAATGGCGTATTTGGTAAGACTGGTGAAGTGAACTCCGCTTTCTTTGATCGTTACTATTTCTATAGCATTACCTTAAATGGCCAGCTTTCTCTCACTATGCTATCAGAGAAGTATATGAATCACATCCAAGGTTTGCAAATTCTACAGATTAACACCGATGGTGTTACTGTGCGTGTTCCAAAAAAGTCTTTAGCCCTGCTTGATAAAATCAACACCGAGTTTATGTATCAGACTGGCCTTATACTTGAGTCTTCTGAATACGAAAAGATAATTATTCGTGATGTAAACAATTATTTAGCAATTACCACAGACGGAAAAATCAAAAAGAAAGGTATCTTTGAAACTCAAAAAGAATTTCATAAAGACAATTCTTTTCTGATCGTACCAAAAGCCTTAGAACAATACTACATAAACAATATTCCAGTCGAACAAACAATAAAAGCATCTAAAAACATCTATGATTTTTGTGGCAGATATAAAGCGTATAAAGGGTGGTCAGCAGTTTTTAACTCGTCCGAAGAGGGAGAGGTTACTCAAAAAAATTACGGTAAAGTTTTACGGTTTTATCCGTGCACCCAAGGTGGTGGAACGAGTTGGAAAGTAAACGTAGACGGTCGCATCCACAACCTGTTAGCAAATCAAGCTACTGTCCTATTCAATCACTATTTTCCTGTAGATGACTTTAGTCTGTATCACGTAAACTACGAATTTTTTGTTAATGAATGCTATAAAATAATCAACGAAGTTGAACCCAAACAACTATCATTTAACTTTTAACTTATGACTATCCACGATTACACTCATGAAATGATCGAAGCTATTGTAAATACTGCGAAATTAGACTCCTTAACCAAACATAAAATCGTCAGAAAAATTCACTCCTTAAAAATGTACAAAGACTTTAAAACCAGAAAACTCGAAGAGGTGAAACTTCAAAAGCACAAACGCCCTACCGCTCCTATGAGCTTTAGCAGCCTGCCGGCTTCAGTGAAAGAAGTAATTAAAATTGCGTGCGACAAACACGAAATCGACATTCATGAATTTTGTAGCAACAGAAGACTCACTGACATAATCGATTGCCAAAGGCAAGTAATATATCTTTTACATAAAGAGTTCAAGTACAGTTGCACTAAAGTAGCGTTATGGTTTATAAAAGACCATAGCACAATTCTTCATTCCTGCAAGAAACACTGCGATTTAGTCGAAACCAATCGTATGTATGCTAGGTTGTATCAAGTTATTCTAGAGCAAACTAATGAGAAAGCTATCTTTGTAATTTGACATCTACCCATGTTTTGACAGCCTTACCGTTCACCATTTGAATCATGGGTATTTTTTTACTCATAAGCTCTGGTCCTCGGTCTCGTTTTTTCTTCTCGATAATCTGCTTGTGATATATCTCGCATGATACCATGGCATCTATAATATCCGTGTTGTCTGCGAGATAATTCTTAGCTTCTTCAATTATTTCTGTGAAGAAAATACAATCCCAAAACTTTCGTAAATAGTCAATAATGTACGAGTTACCTCTTTCAGTGGTGGCCTCACTTTTGTACCACCCAAATGTTCTGTCTCCGGTGTTAAATGCTTTACCTAGCAAAGTTTGCCTAGTTGCCAGTAATTCCAGTCGGTTGTGTTGCTTGTATTGATCAAGTATAACTCCTCCTCGGTTGACTTCTATATTTACTTTTGCCTTGCCGTAGTAATCCTGCAACAACATTGTATTTTTCATGATGATATCTGGATCTAAAGCTCTTTCCTTGTAGATCGCCACGTAACGATCAGTCTCTAAGTCTTTAATTACTGTACAGTTGTCTGAGCCATCATTCAGCTTAGCTGATACAAATGGAATCGGATCCATTCCACCAATATACTTATGCTCTGGATTAAATCGCTCTAGCATTAAAATCTTACCACTCTTATTGGGTTTGATTTCAACCTTGCCATCCAAGGTAGTGATTAAGTCACACCTTTCTATTGGTGCTGGGCTTGCCATAAGGATACGTTCTCTTTCTGTGAGTTTAGACATGACATCCTGTGGCAAAGCACCTTTTGCATTAGAAGTAAATACTTCTTGAATTGTCAGTGGGTACTGCTTAATAAATGATTCGAGATATCTTTTGTCCTCTAACTTGTCTAAGTTATCTCTCGTCTTCATAATCCACTCTGTTGCAGCTGCTTCGTCACTGTGTCCATTAGGACAGAAGTTTAAAACCTTTCCGGTTTCTCTACCTCGCTGATCCAGTTCTGGGGCTTTCTGAATCCCCATCCAACCCGGCAGAAACACTGTAAGCATTTTAATGGTTTCAGCGTTCTTCCAAAGTTCTGCTCCTTTTTTCTGACCTTCAATAGAAGATTCACCAGCACTTCCTCCCATGACAATTGGAGCCACCTTTACGAAGCCATCTTTTGTAGATGCTTGTGCTGATCGATACACCTTGTCTGCGTATGGGTGCAAAAAGAACTCATCAAGAAAAACGTGCATAGCACGAAATGCTTCTAGTGAAGTCGGTTGCTCTACAGTATCACGTGTTACAATCTTTGAATCTAAGCCATCTATTTCTCCTGTAGATTTATCTAGCCTGCCCATGTGCAGATAACCAGTTTGTCTTGTACTGATAACCCCCGGCCGAAAATATGAGTCTATGCCATCAAAAACTACACGTAGTTTGTCCTTGTACATTTCTTCCAAACGTGATTTGTCTGCAGATGTCAACAGTGATGTAGAACCGGGGTGCGTAAATGCAATCCAAATGGGAATCACACCACCAAACGTCAAGGATAAACCGGCTTCTCGTCTTTTGGTAACCATGAGATCCCAGAACGTATTTCGAGCTTCATGATACGATCCATAAATTAGATCATCGAGATCACGCCATACAGGTCGAATACGATTACCCATGGCAGTTTTAATGTTGGCCTGTGTCAACATGAAATAATGTGCCGCCTGTAGGCCGAATCTGCCTTCAGTCCAGTACTCTTTTTCTCTTCCCCACCACAGATCCTTTTCTTTATTTGTTGCATTGGGGTTTAACCCATATTTACTAAACCATTTGTCATAGACAAATTTGGATGCCTTGGGCTTTAAATTTACAATTTCCATGTGTTACTTCTTTTTACTAGACGCTAATCTATCAGCAAGCGACCCTTCGGTGTCATCAGACTCATCATCTTGCGTTGGATATGCTTCTAGTTGTGCTAGTTTTAGACTCTTATTGATCTTGTCACCAGCTTGTAACAACTGAAATAGTGCTTTAAAATATGGGTCATCTAAATCAATTGTCTTAGATTTGACCCCATCCATTAGCTGCCTTGATGCAGATACTAAGGTTGCATAAAAATCCTTTGCAGGATCAAACATTTGTGCCTGCAATCTTTCAATTGCTTCTTGCTCTGTGAGATTTTCACTTTCTAGAAACTTCTTTAATTTCTCCATTCTTCAAATCTTTCACTAATTTCTTCTGTGCTTCTATATCCTTTTGAACCCTATTTGCTTCGATTGGATTGTCACTACTACTGTAGTATTCATACCAGCAAATAAGTTCTTCAAGTTTCTTAAATGCTTGCTCTATTTCTTTTTTGCTCATTGTGCTTAATTAACTTATCAAGATACCATTGTGCTTTTTTTAAGTCTTCTAAACCATTTTTATTTTCGCACCTCCAAATATACTTAATAATATTTGCTGTACAAACAGCATCTAAGCCGATCTTATTGACTGTAGCCGATTCAATAGCGTCAATGCATTCTACTTTTCCCTGAGTATAGTGACTCGGGTTATTAACATTGTCTTTCACTTTCTTCTGATTAGCATCCCAATCATCAGGCCCACTGCCAAAATAATCCAAGTTATAGTCCATTGAGTTTCTTTTACTGTGACGATTCTACCGGGAACTTTTACCTCTCGGTGTATTGTATCTCTTACTGTTAGAGTATCTGGTTTTACAGTGACTCCAAAAAAGTCACCACGCCTTTCAATGATCAATCGTTCTGTTTCAATTATGGTATCATGGCTAATAATAAAAGAATCTTTGTGCTCTGGTACCGGCACTTTCACTTCTCTTATAATAGTATCTTTTACTGTAACTGTATCAGTTTCAATGAGCTCTGGATGTTTCTTTAACAGCCTTTTATATCTCTGCTGTGCAGAACAACTCATCAATCCCATTGTGCATACAATGGCTAGTGCAACCAAACTAGTCTTTAATGTCTTGGACATAAATATCTACTAAGTTGTTTTGTCTCAGGTAATCAAATGTCGCCATAATGTACTCTCTCGTAACACATACATGACATCCACAAAAAATGTCATACGGTTCAAAAATTGTACCTTCTTCGGTTACAAAGTTTTCATCTCGGTCAATAGATTCCATGCAATTGTCCAAGTGAGTTTCTACAAAATGCTGTAATCCTACAGCTTGGTCCGGTGTTAATGATATTTCGTTCATGTTTTTAAGTGAACAAATATACTATTTTTTCTTATTTCGCAAATGCCGATCAATAAAATACCAAAATGCAAATAAAAAACTAAAATAAATTATTAGAAATATCCCAACTTCTCGCATCACTTCCGAAAAGAAACTACTTTTTTAGCAATGCTCTTAGGTTGAGCCACAAACTGTTTGCCTTTTGCGTTACCCTGTGCTTTTGCTTTATTAGTAGCTGCCTTCTCTCCTGAACTCAAAGACTTCCATGCTGCATCTGGAAGATATCTTTTCTTTCCTTTTGATGGTGACCCATCGGAAGTTCTCCACTTTTGATCTCCCCATTTCTTCAAAGAATTATCTGAACTCTTTGGGCCTACATACCCTCCTCCAGATTTTTTGTAGCGTTGTGTAGCAAGCTGGGCTTTGCGAGCAGACCATTCTCCCGGATCACCACCCTTACTACCAGCTTTTACACTAGCAACAATGGCTTTCCATTTACTCGGATTGGTCTTTTTCGCAGTAGCCATTACTTAGTAGATTTTCCCATTGGGGACTTTTTACTAACCACTTTTTTAGTAACCTTAGTTAGTTTGCTAACTGGTTTCATTGTAACCTTAGTTAGTTTACCAACTGACTTCATAGTGGATTTCATTG